CGACTATGCTAATATGGCTCGGGAAACAATGGCTCGGGCAGAGTGAGAAGATAGACAATAAGATTTCCGGCGGCTTGTGTGTTATGGCGACTCCTTTAGACGTGGATCTGTGAAATTAACCGCAAAGCAGGAAGAAGCGCAAAAGATCATAGCTGCCGACGCGACGCATATACTTGGCGTTGGTGGATCTCGGTCGGGGAAAACTTTTCTTTTTGTCCGAAATCTTGTAATGCGAGCGCTTAAAGCTCCTGGCTCGCGGCATGGCTTATTCAGGTTTCGTTTGAATCACCTTATTGCGTCAATTTATCTCGACACCTTCCCAAAGGTTATGCGGCTTGCTTTCCCTGGCGTTGCGTACGAAACGCATGGGCAGGAGAAGTATGTAACGCTCGGCGAAAGCTCCGAGTTGTGGTTCGCGGGCTTGGATGACAAAGACCGGACCGAGAAGGTACTCGGCATGGAGTTCGCTTCGCTGTATTTCAACGAGTGCAGCCAAATTCCGCACGCATCGGTAGCCATAGCCTTGACGCGACTCTCGCAGAAGGTTGACCAAAAGATAGAGGGACGGCCGACGACTCCGCTTCGCTTGCGAGCATACTACGACGAGAATCCTCCGCCTAAAAGCCATTGGACCTATCGCAAGTTCGTAGAGAAGCTAGACCCCGACACGCGGCAGAAACTACACGCCCCGGATGATTACGCTTTTTTCTACATGAACCCGCTCGACAATATCGACAACCTATCAAAAGACTATATCGCGCAGCTCGAAGCGCTCCCGGCGAAAATGCGCGTCAGATTCCTTGAGGGACGGTTTAGCGATGCAACGCCGAATCAGTTATTCCCCGATGAATATATCGACAAGTGGCGTGTGCTTGATGGCGTTGTCCCTGACCTTGTGCGCGTAATAGTCGCAGTCGATCCCAGCGGCTCAGGCGATATCGACAATGCGGATAATGACGAAATAGGCATAGTTGTAGCTGCGCTCGGGACGGATGGGAATGCATACGTGCGGGAAGACTTGACTATCAAGGCTGGCCCGGCGACATGGGGTCGAGTTGCTACGAGTGCCTTTGAGCGGCACGCGGCAGACTGCATCGTAGGCGAGGTCAATTTCGGCGGCGCGATGGTCAATCAGACAATCATGGTCGCTCGGCCTAGGACGCCATTCAAGGCAGTAACCGCGAGCCGAGGAAAGGTCGCGCGAGCTGAGCCGTTCTCGGCGTTGTATGAGCAAGGCAAAGTGCGCCACGTCGGGCGGTTTGTAGAGCTAGAGGACGAGCTTGCGGGGTTTAGCACGGCCGGATACATGGGCGGGAAGTCTCCAAACCGAGCCGATGCGCTAATATGGGCGCTCGCCGAATTATTCCCGGCAATAGTGCGCGGCCCGGTCCAAGAAGTAAAAGTCGAGATCGCGCCTATTGCGCATAGGTGGTAATATATGCGGACTTTACGGGATAGTAAAAGCGCTATATACTGACGGCCGGAGGGCAAAACATGCCTAGGCCCACGAATGACGAAAAGCTCGCGCAGGTCCATGCGACCGCGCTAAGACAGTTTGACGAGATATGGTCGGCGGTATCCGAAGAGCGGGAGCAATGCCTAGAGGATAGGCGCTTCGCTACGATTCCCGGTGCGCAGTGGGAGGGGAAAGAGGGCGACCAATTCAAGAACCGGCCGCGCTACGAGGTGAACAAGACGCACCTAGCGCCGATGCGAATCATAAACGAGTACAGAAACAATCGAATCACGGTTGACTTTATATCCAAGGACGGGAAGAACGACGACGAGCTCGCCGATGCATGCGACGGGCTGTTCCGCGCGGATGAGCGAGACTCGGGAGCCGAGGAAGCCTACGACAATGCCTATGAGGAAGGCGTACTGGGCGGCTATGGCGCGTTCCGCTTGCGGACTGAATACGAGGACGACGAGGACCCGGACGACGAGCGTCAGCGCATTAGGATAGAGCCGATCTACGATGCTGATACGTCGGTATTTTTTGATTTGAACGCAAAGCGGCAGGATAAGGCGGACGCGAAGCATTGCTTTGTTTTGTACTCGCGTACTATCCAGTCATTCATAGACGAGTTTGGCGATGATCCCGCAACATGGCCGAAGGATGAAGAAGGTACCGGGTTTGACTGGGCGACTCCCGATGTCGTCTATATCGCCGAGTATTACTTGGTCGATGAGAAGACTGACTATGCGCTCGCCTATCTTGGCCCGGCTGGCGATGAAAAGAAGATGCTCGAATCGGCGTTGACTGACGATATGCTCGACGAGCTACAGGCTACCGGATACAAGGAGACCAAGCGCAAGCGGATAAAGACTCGGTGCGTGCATAAGTATCTGATGTCTGGCGCTGACGTTCTCGAAGATATGGGCGTTATCGCGGGCAGGAATATCCCGATAGTCCCATTCTACGGGAAGCGCTGGTTTATAAATAACATTGAGCGTTGCGCAGGGGCAGTGCGATACGCCAAGGACGCGCAACGGCTCAAGAATATGCAGCTATCCAAGCTCGCCGAGATTAGCGCCGTGTCGAGCGTGAGCAAGCCGATAGTAGCGCCTCAGCAAATGACGGGGCTCTCGAAATATTGGGAAACCGACAATCTCGAAAATTACGCATACTTGCCATTGAATCCGCTTATCGGGGCCGATGGGAATCCTATGCCTGCCGGGCCGCTTGCGTATACTCAGCCCCCGGAGATTCCTCCCGCTCTCGCCGCGCTCTTACAGTTAACCGAAACCGACCTTGCCGACTTGCTAGGGAATCAGCGCGATACTGAAAAGCTAGTCTCGAATATCAGCGGCAAAGCTGTTGAAATGATTCAACAGCAGAAAGATATTCAGTCTTTTATCTACGAATCGAACTTTGCAAAGTCGATCCGCAGGGCTGGCGAGATATGGCTATCAATGGCGCGTGACGTGTATGTCGAGGAAGGCCGCGTCATGAAGACGGTCGGGCAGCAGGACGAAATCGATACCGTGAAGCTCGGCGAGGCGCGGATGGACCCAGAGACGAAAGCGCTATCAACCGGCGTTGACTTCGCTCGGGCTAAGTTCGACGTAGTTGTCGATGTCGGGCCGTCATCTACTTCTAGGCGGCAAGCAACCGTGCGAGAATTAACCAGCTTGCTCCAGATGACACAGGACCCCGAGACTGGCATGGTTCTTTTGTCTACGGCGATGATGAACATGGAGGGAGAAGGGCTCGCCGAAGTGCGCGAATATAGCCGGAAAAAACTCGTACAGATGGGTATCGGCAAGCCGACCGAAGAGGAAGCCGAGGCTATGGCGGCCGCCTCACAGCAGACTTCCGCTAATGACAAGGCGCTTGAAGCGATGGCTCAAGAAGCGGAAGCTAAGGCAACCGGCGAGCGAGTAAAGGTATTGAAGACGCTGGCCGAAACAAAGAAAATAGAAGCCGACACCGCCGAAACGCTATCGAATATAGATATATCTCAAACCGATCAATTAGCATCGCTCGCGGCGCAGTTAGGAGAGGCAACGCAAGCAGGGGCGGCCGAGCAAGTTCCGGCTGTCCAGAATCTATAATCCGCCGATAAGGCGAGAGGGGAACACATGGCCGAGGATCAGGTAGAGACTATCGAAGACCAGGCGACCGAGGAAGTGGAAGTAAAGGACGAGGCCCCGAGTATTGACGATGCCGTCGCGGCGCTTAGCCCAGAGGAAGAGAAGGCCGCCGAAGAGCCCGCAGAGGGCGAAGGCGAAGTTGCAGAAGGAGAGACTGAGGAAGGCGAGAAGCACGAATCATCGGTAATCAAGGCTATCCGGCAGTCACAGCGCGAGGCATCTAAGAAGGCGCGGGAGCTAGAGCGCGAGTTGCGCGAGGCCCGCGAAAAGCTGAACGCTTACGAGAAGCCGAAGGAGCTTGAACTTGGCGAAAAGCCTACGCTCGAAAAGTTCGACTATGACGCGGGGAAGTTCGAAACTGCTCTTGCTGATTATTACGAGCGAAAGCGAAAAGTCGATGAATCCGAGTCCGCGAAGAAGGCCGAAGCGGATAAGGCCGCGAAGGATTGGCAAGCTCGACTAGACGCATACCAATCCGGGAAGGGTGCTCTAGGTGTCGAGGATATAGAGGAAACCGAGGCTGTCGTTACTGACTTGCTAGATGTGACACAGCAAGGTATAATCGTCCATGGAGCGAAGAACGCGGCCCTCTTGATGTACGCGCTTGGCAAGAATGAAGTCACGGCGCGAGGGCTTGCGGCGATAAAGGACCCAGTGCAATTTGCAATAGCGGTTGGGAAGATCGAGGCAAAATTGGAGGGGACTTTGACGACTGGAAAGAAAAAGCCCGCAGTAGCGCCCGAAGGACGTGTAAGCGGAAGCAGCGGATCGCCTGTCGGGGGAGATTCCACGTTGAACCGGCTTCGGGCAGAGGCTGAGAGAACGGGGGATCGATCGAAGGTGGTCGCGCATATGAGAGCACAGCGAAACAAGCAGCGAGGCTAGTCTCACGGAGTTCGCCGACTCCTTAACTCGGCAGTCATGATGCCACCGCCCGGCTTTATGGGGTGAGGAAGCGGAAGCCCTTGTAATGGGGCTCGATTTCTCATAAGGAGTGACAATCATGGCTAACGAGTTTAGCAAAGAAGAAACTGTAGCATTCGAGGAAGAGTGCCTCGGATTTGAGGACCAGCTCGCCATTTCGGAGCATGTGTCAATTTATCGGCCGGATTCTACGACCATGGAGCGGTCGGGGGATGTCATTTGGCGTCCTCAGCCATACGTCGCGCAGTCCTTTGATGGCATGGACCAGACTGCAAACTTTAAGGACAAAACACAGCTGTCCGTCCCGACCACGTTAGGATATGAAAAATCTTCTAACTGGATAATGGATGCGAAGCAGTTGCGCGATGCACTTCAAGAGGGGCGCCTTTATACGGCCGCCCGTGAAAAAATCGCCTCGGATATCAACGTTGCGGTTCTCGAGCATGCGTCTATGTTCGGTTCCCTGTTCGTGAAGCGTGCCGCAGCTGCCGCCGGGTTTGATGATGTAGCCCAGTGCGAAGCGATTATGAATGAGCAGGGAATCCCCGGATACGAGCGCTGTCTCGCGCTATCTTCCCGTGATTACCTGGGAATGGCGAATAACCTCGCTGTTCGCGGTACCGTGGCTGGTAAAGTCGAAAAAGCGTATGAAACTGGATATGTCGGGCGCGTCGCATCGTTTGATACCTACAAGCTCGACTATGCGCGGCGCTTGGCTCTTGCTGCCGGTGGTGGTGCGATAACGATTACTACCCTCGCGGCTGGCGGAAACGTATATGTCCCGAGGGCTACGGGTACCGCTGCGACTGGCGAGCGTTCAAACGTCGATAATCGCTTCCAGAACGTTCTTGTCTCTGCTACGGCTAACGTCAAGGCTGGAGATGCGTTCACGATTGCGACCGTCGAGGCCGTGCATCATATCACTAAGCAGGGGACCGGTCAGCTCAAGACCTTCCGAGTTGTGTCGATCACCGATGCTACTCATATGGTTATTACGCCCCCGCTTATCACAGCGCAGGGTGGGACCGATCCAGAACTACAGTACCAAAATTGCATTGTTGGTACTCCGGCCGCCAACTCGGCTATCGTATGGCTGAATACCGCGACCGCAGCGACGAATCCATTCTGGCAGAGGGAATCTATCGAGCTTGTTCCCGGTCACTATGTTGTTCCGGACGGTGCCGGTGTTGCCGTAATGCGTGCTACCACGAAGCAAGGAATCGAACTTGTTATGCAAAAGTGGTATGACGGTATGAAAATGAAGATTTTCTATCGCGTCGATGCGCTTTTCGGAGTTGTGAACAAAAACCCCGAAATGAATGGCATTATGATGTTCTCGCAGCCCTAATTAAATTGGGGCGGGGTAATTCCCGCCCCTACTAAAGGAGTAATAGCCATGTCCAACAAAGTTTTTCCGTTCGGAGTTGCTGAGGTCGATATCGCGGCCTCTGACAGGCTCGCTGTATGGTCGGAGTCTCCGTACAAGGTGTACCTGTATGCCGGGTATCCAAATTATCCCGATTCCGAGGGGCTTCTCTACGCAGGCGCGGCTAATGAGGAGTACCATTCTGCCGCGTTCACTGCTGCCGGAAGGGTTCGCATCGAGGCGGGCGCGTCCGAGGTCTTGTATCAGGCCGGGACCGGAGCGGTAATCACCGAAAAGCTGGCTGATCAGTCCCAGGGCACGCCGGGCGTACTGAACGCGACCGGCACGCTGACCGCCGCGATGATTCTTTCGGGGATTGTCACGTCTACCACGGCAGCCGCTGTCACGGGGACGCTCGACACGGGCGCGATTCTTGATGCGGCCGTACAGATGGCTATCGGTGATTCGTTCGACTGGTCGGTCATCAATACCGGCGGCAATACCTTTACCGTCGCGGCTTCTGCGGGTCATACCTGCGTGGGGACGCTGACGGTTGCGACCGTAACCTCGGCGCTCTTCCGCACTCGCAAGACTGCGGCTGATACCTTCGTTACCTACCGAATCGCGCAGTAGTCAAATTGGGGCGGCCCAAAAGCCGCCCCTTTTAAGGAGCGCACATGGATTTCCCGAGATTGGTATTCACGAGCCCCGGAGATCAGCAATGCAATGGCGGGACGTATGGCTATAAGCTGGTAGCCGATGAGGCCGAATATGAGTCCGCTCTCAAAGCGGGCTTTTTTGCTACAGTTCCCGAGGCGCTTGCGAAGAAAGCGGCTAAAAGTGCCGAGCCTAAGCAGGAAGCGAAGCCCGAGGATGAGACCGAGGCTGACCCGATAGACGCTCTTCGCGCGAAGGCGGAATCGCTCGGGATCGCGGTCGATAGGCGATGGGGCGAGGCGAAGCTCATTGCCGAGATAGCCAAGGCCTAGGAGGCTTGATATGGCATGCGGTAGCAAGAAGAAGGGCGGGAAGAAAAAGGGCGGCGGGAAGTGAGCTACACAAAGCGTCAACTTATCCAAGCCGCGCTAACCGAGATCGGCTTCGCGACGTATAACTTTGATCTGTCGGCCGACCAGGTAGAGCAGGCGCTATGGAGGCTTGACGCTTTAATGGGCGAGTGGAACGGGCGCGGGATTAGGCTCGGATATCCGCTTCCAGCGAGCCCCGGAGATTCTGATGCGACGATGGACTCGGTGATCCCCGATTCGGCATTCGAGGCCGTGATTACTAACCTCGCAATCAGGCTCGCGCCTTCGTTTGGAAAACAGTTAAGCAACCAGACATTGACGACAGCTTGCAATTCGCTCAATACGCTAATCATGCGGCAGATGGTTGTCCCGAAGATGCAAGTCGCCGGGCTTCCCTCTGGCGCCGGGAATAAGAATATCGATCAGCCATTCATACCGTATGAAGAGAGCGAAACCATAGAAAAGCCCGAAGTGTATCCGATGTTTGGATAGGGGGAAGACATGAGCACGCTAACCAAGACAACTACAATATCGGGCGGCGACGGTGTTGTAATTTATAGCAATAGTCAAGGTGATTTTAGGGAAATATCGTTTACCAACCTGACTGCTGCGCTACAGTCCGCGCTTACGCTTGGGCGAGCCGAGGCATATACACAATACGCGGCCCCTTCTGCTACTGGCTTCTCGGTGCAGATACTCGATGAAGATCAGGACGTTCACTTGATTCTAACGCCAGGAGCTGGATACGCGGATGGCGAAATCGTGCTTCCGAATGTCGCGAATTGCCGAGATAAGCAAGAGGTTACGGTTAATTGTACGCAGACCATCGGTACGCTTGTCGTAAACGGCAACGGAGCAATAGCGGTAACCGGGGCTCCGGCGGCAATCGCAGCGGCCAATGAGTTTTTCAAAATGTGCTACGACAAGCCGACTAGCACGTGGTATCGGATAGGGTAAGGGGGCGCGATTATGAGATTTAACCTAGGGAATGATAATTGGACCGAGGCGGTTACCGATATAGCGCCTATTGAGCTATTGGTAGACGCGACTACAAACGACAGCGACAAAACGTTTACGGTCCCAGATGGAGAAATGTGGAAGCTGAATTATGTTTTCACTACTCTAACGACAAGCGCTGCGGCAGGCAATAGGCAAATGGTTGTAGATGTAGCCGATGCGTCTGGGACTGGATTATGGGGTATATCAGCCGGAGCGGTGCAAGCCGCTAGCCTTACTCGTAGATATAGCTATGTCCCTGGCACTTCGCGTGAAGCCGCGTTTGTTAATACTGAGATACAAGTCCCTATTCCTGAAAACTCATTTATCCCAGGAGGTGGAACAATCCGTGTTTACGATTCTGCGGCGATTGCTGCGGCGGCTGATGATATGATCGTATCGATTAGTGCAAAGGTATATAAGGGCGTATAAATGCAAATCCCTATCCTGAGCGGAGTATACACCGACGAGGCCGCGAATCTGCGCAACTCGTACCCGGTTAATATGATTCCTGTAGTCATGCAATCGGGTATAAGTGCTGGGTATCTGCGGACGGCTGACGGCGCTACTCGGCTCGGGGCAGGGCTTGGAGCTCCGCGCGGCGGAATAAACTGGAACGGCGAATTATACCGCGTTTCCGGTACAAAGCTCGTAAAGGTTGCGCCAGATGGATCGCTGACGGTGCTCGGCGACGTTGGAGTCGGAGCGCGATGCACGCTAATCTATTCCTTTGATCGACTCGCCATAGCCTCAGGCGGACGGCTCTATTACTGGGATGGCGCAACGCTTGACCAAGTAGTAGACCCTGACCTTGGAACATGCCTCGATGTCGCATGGATTGACGGATACTTTATGTCAACAGACGGGGAGTATTTAGTTGTAACCGAGTTGCCCGATCCTATGAGCGTAAATCCGCTTAAATATGGATCGTCGGAAATTGA